ATTTGATGAAGTATTAGGTGAATACGCTGATTATGTTACTAACTTTATTGATGATATGAATAAAGTATTTAACTTTGGTGATGATTGGGGCATGTATATTCCTGAAGTAAAATATTTGAGTCCTGAACCATTAGTTAACTATCATGACTTATCATTGTCGCAGTTTTCAAATGTACATTTTGTAGGTGATGCTCTATCAGCTCGTGGTATTACAGTTAGTGGTGCTCAAGGTATCTATGTTGCTGAAAAATTAATTCAATATAGTCATCTTGTAGAATTGACACAAGAATCAAGTTTGGAATATTAAAAATAAGTTCGTACCTTTAAAATAAAAAGGTTATGGAAGAACGTCGCGGCAGGCCAAAAGAAATTATTCACGAGCCACCTCCAACTAAATTCGAACGTCGTTATGAAGACGAGTATACGATTGAAACATGGAAGTTTGATTTAAAAAAACAACCATATGGACCAATCGAAGTAGATATAAAGTATAAAGCAGGTGCTGAAAAAGCACTTAAACTAATAGCTAAGGAAGCTAAACAACAAAAGAAAATAGATCGCCAAATGAAAAAAATCAATAATAAAAACAAAAAATAAGTTATGGCTGAAACTAAAAAAATCAGAACACCAGATGGTACTATTATATATAGTTTAGATGGCAAGTTTCATAATTACGATGGACCTGCTATTGTACATCCTAAAGGCAGTGGCAAAAAGGATGAATATTATGTTTTTGGTTTTAAGAAAACTAAAGACCAATTTTTAGAGTGGAAAAAAGACCAAAAAGGTCTACCACCAGCAAAAAATCCATTATTTAAAACTAGATTGTAATGAGAATAGGTTTAGTAGGTACAATGAGTGTAGGTAAAACTACATTAGCAAAAGCATTAGGTGAATTGGATCAATTTAAAGATTATCCTGTACAAACAGAACGTAGTAAATATTTGCGCGATTTAGGTATTCCACTCAATACTGATTCTACATTGCGTGGTCAGTTTGTATTTTTAGCTGAACGTGCAAGTGAATTATTATTAGATAATATTATTACAGATCGTACAATTTGGGATGTATGTTCATTTACACTATCAGCAAAATCAATCACTGATTGGGAAAAACGCGATTTTGTTACAGCAGCTATGCATCTTAAAGATTATTACGATTTAGTTATTTATGTATCTCCACGTGGAGTTAGTATGGAGGATAATGGTGTTCGTGAAACTGATTTAGGATATCGCATGAAAATAGATACTGCTATACAATTAGCATTAGATGAATTTAAACCTAAGAAGTTAATTAGTGTAGAAGGTACAACTGATGAACGTATTGCTACTATTTTGCAGAATCTGTAATATTTATTGTAAATATTCCTACAATGGCAGAATTTAATTATAGCAAGTACGTTGCTGATATGGCGCAAAGAAAAGGCCCTCTACATGAAGAAGCTGAACAAAACCCCGCTAGTAATGTATTTGTAAATCAATTACAATCCACAGATAAATTAGTATACGAAGATAACATTAATGAATACGAAGTAATTTACGTTGTTGAAAACGGTAAATGCTATCGCATTACTGATGAAGGATATAAAGATGAAGTAAGCATGGATAAATGCAGAATGTATGCTGAGGCAATCGAAGATACTGATGTTGAAGCAACTGAAGACGAATTTAATTCAGCTGAGTTTGATAAAGAACCTTCAAAGAAAGATATTAAAGCTGCTGAAAAAGAATTTAGTTTAGAAGTTCCTAAAGCGGATGCTAGTGGAGATTCTGCATTTGAAAAAGCTAAACAAATTATCAAAATTAAAGTTGGTAAAATTTTAGCTCAACCTAAAGGACAAAGATCAAAATCTACTGATCTTGTAGTATTAAAACAATTTATCCAAAAACCAGAAATCAAAAAGGCATTTAAGTCACGCGGTTTAGATGTAATGGATTTCGTTAAAGACGTAATTGCTTAATATGGCAAAGAGAATTGATTTAGCAAGCTTAATAACTGAAGCAAGTATTAAAGATCCTCTATTACAACAAGTAATAAGATTACAACGTACTGCTACTAAAATATTCAAAAATACAGCTGATAATATTAATATTCCTCCTAGAGATAGAGCTGGTTTATTAAATGCATTTGGTGATTTAAATGACCAAATTGAACAATTAGGTTCAGCTATTGAAATGAATGTTAACGAAAGAGCTCAAATGAATGAAGTAGATACTTACAGCATTTCAGATGAAGCTTTTGAAAGAATGGATGGTTTAGTTTCTCAAGATGCTTTAAGAGATTTAATTAATGCTGTCCAAGCTATTATTCGTGGTTTAAAGGAAGAAGGATTTGAAGATGATGAAATATATGATTATGTTTTAGCTAACGTGAAAATGTTAGGTAGATAAGATATTAAGCACACCTCGCAGTCTGCTAAGCCCAACCCCGTAAGGTTGGGCTTTTTTATTTCGCGTATATTTATATATATAAACCTGTTATGGCTGAACAAAATATAAAAGACGTAATTAAACAGGAGTTCATTAGATGTGCTCAAGATCCTGTTTACTTTATGAAAAAATATTATTGGATTCAACACCCACAAAGAGGTAGAATTCAATTCGGATTATATCCATTCCAAGAAAAAGTATTAAACTTATTTAAAAGTAATTCCTATTGTATTACTAACAAATCAAGACAGTTAGGTATCTCTACTCTAGTATCAGCTTATTCATTATGGTTGATGTTATTTAATAAAGATAAAAACGTACTTGTAATCGCTACTAAGCAGGAAACTGCTAAAAATATGGTTACTAAAGTTCGTTTTGCTTATAATAATCTTCCTTCATGGTTAAGAATAAAAGCAGTAGAAGATAACAAATTATCCCTTCGATTACAAAACGGATCTCAAATTAAAGCCGTTTCGGCAGCAGGTGATGCAGGTCGTTCCGAAGCCGTATCTTTACTTGTAATAGATGAGGCTGCGTTTATTGAGCAAATTGAAGATATATTTGCTTCTGCTCAACAAACCCTAGCTACAGGAGGTGGTTGTATAGCCATCTCTACCCCTTATGGTACTGGTAACTGGTTTCATAAAACATGGACTAAAGCACAATCTGGTGAAAATAAGTTTATACCTATCAAATTACCTTGGACAGTCCACCCTGAAAGAACACAAGCATGGAGAGATGAACAAGATGGATTATTAGGACCTAGAAATGCAGCACAAGAGTGTGATTGTGACTTTACAACATCAGGTGATACTGTAATTGAACCTTCAATTTTAAATTTTTATATAGAATCCTTTATGAAGGAACCTATGGATAAAAGAGGTATTGATGGTTCCTATTGGGTTTGGGAAATACCAGACTATTCTAGACAATATGCTGTAATAGCTGACGTAGCCCGAGGTGATGGTAAAGACTTTTCAACATTTCATGTGATTGATGTAGCTGAAGCAAAACAAGTAGCAGAATTTAAACAACAAGTCTCAACTCGTGACTTTGGTAACTTACTTGTTTCTGTAGCTACAGAATATAACGATGCCTTATTAGTAATTGAAAATGCTAACGTGGGTTGGGCTGTAATCCAACAAGTTATAGATCGCGGTTATAAAAATTTATATTACTCTCCAAAAATGGATATTGGAATGGGTAATGTTGAACAATATCTTACTAAATTTGAAAACGGACAAGGTATGGTTCCTGGATTTACCACATCAGTAAAATCAAGACCACTTGTTATCTCAAAGATGGTGTCGTATATTCACGAGAAGGCATGTGTTATACAATCTAAACGAACGCTTGAAGAATTAAGAACGTTTGTTTGGAAAAATGGTAAAGCACAAGCACTTGATGGATATAATGATGATTTGGTAATGGCTTGGGGTATTGGAATGTTTTTAAGAGATACAGCTTTAACATTTAGACAGCAAGGGTTAGATATGGCTCGCGCTTCTATCAATGGAATTTATAGAACAGGTAACAATAATGCACCTGTTTATTCTCCTAATGCAGGAACGTTTATGCCTAATCCATACCAAATGGATTTACCTCACGATCAGACAGAAAATATAAATTGGTTGTTAGGTTAATAAATATTTATATAATATAATAAAAAAACATGGCTGATACATTTTTAGGTAGACTTAAAAAACTCTTCTCAACAGACGTTATAATAAGAAACGTTGGAGGAGACCAGCTCAAAGTGATGGATACAAATAATGTCCAAAGCTTAGGAGTTCTACAAACAAATTCAATATACGATCGCTACGCTCGTTTATATACCACATCAGGTGGTTGGAATTATAATCTTTCTCAACAACTTAATTACCCCACCACACGTATTCAATTATATGCTGACTATGAAGCGATGGATACAGATGCTATTTGTGCATCTGCTCTTGATATTGTAGCAGATGAATGTACTTTACGTAATGAACAAGGTGAAGTATTACAAATTAGAAGCAGTGACGAAACGATTCAAAGAATATTATACAATTTATTCTATGACATATTAAATATTGAATTTAATTTATGGTCATGGGCAAGAAATATGTGTAAATATGGTGATTTCTATCTTAAATTAGAAATTAGTGAAAAATTTGGTGTGTATGGTGTAATACCATTCTCCGCTTATAACATTCTAAGAGAAGAGGGATATGATTTGAAAAAACCTCAACAGGTTCGTTTCAAATATGATCCAACAGCACAAGCAACATCTCCATTAGGATATGTTTTATCAGCTCCATTAATGTCTGATCCAGATGGTAAAGGAGTTTATTTTGATAACTACGAAATGGCTCACTTTAGATTATTAAGTGATTTTAACTACTTACCTTATGGTAGAAGCTATTTAGAACCAGGACGTAAACTATATAAGCAATTAGTGTTAATGGAAGATGCGATGTTAATCCATCGTATTGTTCGTGCCCCAGAAAAAAGAGTATTCTATGTTAACGTAGGTAATATTCCACCAAACGAGGTAGAAGGTTACATGCAGAAAATGATTAACAAGATGAAGAAAACTCCAGTTGTTGATCCTCAAACTGGTCAGTACAACTTGAGATATAACATGCAAAACGTACTTGAGGATTTCTATATCCCAGTTCGTGGTGGTGACCAAACAACGAAAATTGATACTACAAAGGGCTTAGAATATGCGGCTATTGAAGACGTAACATACTTACGTGATAAACTTTTCTCCGCTTTAAAAATACCTAAAGCGTATTTAGGATACGAAGGTGAATTAAGTGGTAAAGCAACATTGGCTGCTGAAGATATTCGTTTTGCTCGTACAATTGAGCGTATCCAAAAGATATTAATTAGTGAATTAACTAAAATTGCATTAGTACACTTGTATGCTCAAGGATATAATAATGAACAATTAACTAATTTTGAATTGTCATTAACAACTCCATCAATTATTTACGATCAAGAACGTATTGAATTATTAAAATCAAAAGTTGAACTTGCTGGTTCAATTATGGAAAATAATTTAATGCCTACTGATTGGATTTACAATAATATCTTACACTTATCAGAAGACCAAGTATCTGAAATTAGAGATTTACTTGCTGAAGATAAAAAACGTGAATTTAGATACGAACAAATTAAATCTGAAGGTAATGACCCTGAACAATCAGGTCAAGCTTATGGTACACCTCACCAATTAGCATCATTGTATGGTAAAGGTAGACAAACATCAAGAACAGATGTACCTAAAGGATATAGTGAAACTGATTCTGACTATCCAGAACAACCAGTTCCCGGTAGACCTGAAAAAGGTGTAGACCACTACGATCAAGATAGTAATTTTGGACGTGACAGATTAGGCACACAAGATCTTAAAGGTAAAGGTAAAGATGGTGATGGTATGAGTGCTTATAATGCTAAAACACGCGCAAATGTTAATACAAGTATGAAACTTGAAACAGTAAATACTCAAGCAATTTACCTACAAAACAAATCTATGTTTGATAATTTAAAAGGTGCGCGAAAAATTAATCTATTTGAACAAAGTAATTTGTTAGATGAGGATAATATCCGCGAGGAAATTAAATAATCCAAATATTTATAATTAGTAGTATTCTACATTATGAGAGTCAAACATAGCAAATTTAAAAATACTGGCATATTATTTGAGCTATTAGTGCGTCAAATCACTGCTGATTCAATGGCCAATCAAAATTCTAAAGCATTAGGATTAATTAAGAAATTCTTTATGAATTCTGAAATGGCTAAAGAAAACAAACTTTATCAATCTTTAGTTAATTCTGAACAATTAAATGAGCAAAAAGCTAATGTTGTTATTTCAACAATATTAGAATTATCATCAAAAATTGATAGAACTAAATTAAATAAAGAAAAATTTAACCTAATTAGAGAAATCAAATCAGCATATGATTTTCAAGATTTCTTTAAAGCTAAAATTAATAATTACAAGACATTAGCTTCAATTTATGTATTATTTGAATCTTATACTGATAAGAAATTCAAAAATCCTGAAACTATTATTTCAAGTAAAATTAATATCTTAGAGCATTTAACAAGAAGTAATTCTTCTGTTAACTTATCACCTATTGTTGAAGAATTTTTACAACAAGATAAAGCTAGCCGTGTATTAGTTCAAAAGGTAATGCTTGAAAAATTCAATAAAAAATTCGCTAAATTAACTGACGAGCAAAAAGAAGTATTACGCGAATATATTCAAAGTGTATCTGATTCAACCAAATTAAAGAATTTCCTAAACGAAAAATTTAAACAAGTTAGATTAGATTTACTTGAATTACAACAAACAATTGACGAACCTGTAACTAAAATTAAGGTTCAAGAAGTTATAACACTAATTAATCCAATCTTGGAATCAAAGAAAATTAAAGATGAACAAGTATCAGCTTTACTTCAATACCAAGAATTAGTTAACGAGCTTAAGAAAGTCAATAATGCCTAAGATTAAATTAGTCAAAAATAAAACAAATGAGATGTCCGGAACCGGTGGTTCCGCATCTGCTACTCCGGGCACAGGTGCTCAATATGCTTCTCCAAAAGCATATCCTAGAGTTGCTTCTGATTATAATAAAACATTTGGAACACATTTTGCTCCATCTATTCCTAATCGTCCTTCAAAAGCTATTACTTATAAGGAATTATGGGAAGCAGGTGAATACGATTCTTTAGCTGGTATTTTAAAACAATTAGGTGCTGAAGATGATGCTGTTAAAGTGCTTATTAAAGCAGTTGAGATGGGTGCTTTAAAACCATCTGATGCTATTATTATTACTAAGAAAGCACTTGGTATGAAAGAAAGTACCGACGATGCTGATTTTGATAGTGATACAACAGGTGCTGAAGGTTTACAATCAA